AGCCAGAACCAGAACCAGAATCTCAACCCGAAGCTGAAGCTGAGCCAGAATCCGTGGATGAGTCTACTGAAGAAGATTCTACAGAACCTGAAACTGATGCGGAAGAGGAGTCTGACTCGGAAGCAAGCGTTCAAGAGGCTGAAGAGGATGAGGACCAACCAAGCGATATGGAAGAAGCGGAAGATAAGAGTGAAGACGACTCGCCTGTAAAAAAACCAGAATCTAAAAAAGAAAAAGCTGCAAAGAAAATTGTAAAGAAGATGGGTGATAAGGGTAGATATGACTCAACAAATCAGTTAAAAACATTAATCGTGATGCAAGTGTTAGGAGATACAAAATCTTTTTTTGAGTCACAAAAACAATTGGAGGATCGATTAGATTTCTTTACTGACTATATGATACCAGATGCAGAAATACAGAATAACAATATAGCGCAGTGGTATTTATTTGGTGGCAGTGATGGTATGATGAATGATATGATAGAG